ATTCGTCTTGCGGGTCGTCAACGCTTATGCTTTCCGAAATACGCAGCATAGACAACGCCAGCACGTTGTTAAACATTTCTGTTTTGAAGCCTAAGATATTTTCAACGCTCAAGTGGGACATGTAAGGACGCAACCCCAATGCGCTTGCCTGCGCGCGGGTTGTGTCACCATCGCGGCGCGGGGCATCGACCATGATATACGAAACGCCCGGCACAAACGCATCCTTAAACACGTCAGACGCGAAGGCGCTTAAATCCTGCCCTTGCATGTTTATGTCCGTGGCAAACTCTTTTAAGCGCTCTGGCCCTTCGCTGATCTCGACAGGCTTGGAAAACACGCGGCCTGTCATGTCTTTGACTGTCTTGCGCATCCCGTTGAACAGCCATGACGATGCAAGCCGCGCTTGATAATCTTCGTCTGCTTCGGCCTTAAACTTTGGCAGGTAGGTCTTGCCCTCCTTACGCATGGCGTCAGACCCGCCCATTAACGCCCGACCCTTTGCCGATGCCTCAATCATTTTGGCCATAACAGCCGTTCTTGTGTTTACGCTGTCAGACATTTTATCTTGTTCCTGTGATTAGGTCGTGTTTAATTACTTCAAGTATGCCGACTGCATTGGCAAGCGTGACGCGGCCCGCGTAGAAGTAGATCAGGCTTTCAATTTCTTCGTGCAGGTCGTGCGCGTCGTTTCTTATTTGCGCTTCTGATTGCAATGACGCTGCAAGGAAATCCCAATCGCGGCCAAGTGCTGCCCGTTCTTGCTCTTGCTTTTCAGTCCTTGGCATTGGGTTCATCCTTAAAATGGCAGTGCGGTTGATGTCATGGTTGGCTTTACGACTGGCATTTCATACGCCAGCGGATAGCCAAAGGCGTCGTTTTGGTGGTCGAGGCCGGTTGTCTTGTCAGGCTCGCCATTCTTGTCATATGGTTGCTGTTCAAGGCAACGCGCTGTCTCTGGGCATGTGTCAGGGTTGACGAACAACCGGCCAGACTGAAAGCCCATGTTGACGGCCAGCACGCGGTCCTTAACGCGGGGGTTGCTTGGCCTTGCGCGGATCGTATAGCCCGCGTTTCGCAACAGCCCAATGTCGGATAATGACGCGCCCTTGCTGCTGGCGTTTTTGCCGCTTGCATCCGGGTAGATCGTAATCGTGTGGCCCTCGTAACGTGATTTTAGCGTGTCAATCATTGACGGGGTGTCAACGCCGCCCTTGATTTCGTCAACGCAGTGCCAGACGTTTTCGCGCAGAACAAAGGCGCACGCGGCCATGTTTCCGACGTTGAAGTCCATCCCAAGGCGTATCGGTTCGCGGTCCCTGATTGTCTCGCTGCTGCGCTGTGTCTCGCGGTTGTAAGACGTGTAAACGCTGCCCGATGTCAGGTTTGTGAACATGCCCTCGATATATGCGTCGATCAGTTCAGCGGGGTACGTGGCGCGCAGGTTGTCAACGTAATCGTCGGGCAGCTTTGGGTTGCTGTAGGTTGGCGCTTGAAAGTATTCATAGCCCGGCGTTGGTTCTTTTGCCCAGCGTTCATAGACAAACCGAAAACCTTCGGGCGTTGTGTAAGCTGAAACGCGGTTAAAAGGTCGCTTGATGCCTTCAGGCTTTTGCCGATTACGCGCGACGATCTGGTTCCATACCTTGCGGGCGTTGACTGCCTTGAGCGTGTCCAATTCGTCAACGTGCGCGCGGTAAGTTTCGTATCCGATAATGCGTTCTGGGTTGTCCATCGTGCGCAGGACAAAATCACCGAAGCGCGGCCAAGATGTGTAAACGATGTTTTCAGACTTGTTCCATTTGTGCGGCACGCCAATCTTTGTCAGTCGCGCGCATAGCCGTGGGGCTGTGATAAGCCGAACAAGGTCGTAGGTTGGCGCATACATGCCGATCAGTGCTGTTGAACTGTGCGCGGCGTCACTGATTGCCGACCAGATCATCACCTCGGTTTTACCCGCCCCGAAACCCGCAACAAAAGCGGGGTGCTTTGCCGTTGACATTAAGAACCGCTCTTGGGGTTCAGTCAGCGTCAGGCGTATCGGGTTGCGCACGTTCAATCTCCCATCCGTCAAACAATTCTGGAACCTTATCAATCGGGACATCAACGGTTGCTTGTATTGGCTTGCCATATGCGCGGTCCAGCAATGAATTTGCGGCGGTGACGCGCGCTGGTTCGCTTTGTCCGGCTGTTGCTATCTCGACCAATACGGCCAAGGCTAGTTCAACGTGTTCCTTTGCCATTGCTGCGAGGTCACGTTTTGCGAGTGATGTTGCGCCGGGCTTTCGGCCTGAATTTGCCCGCTTGCCTCCGTGTGTCGTCATCTTGAAAAACTTGCTTGTTTGGTCATTAGGCTTCCCGCCTTTGTTAAATCGTTAAGGCATCCCGCCTATAGAAAAAGCCCGCCCTGTTTATGGGGCAGGCTTTTGGTATTGTTTGAAGCGCGGTTCATGCCTTGGGTTTTAGCGACAGGCAACACTCCGCTTTCGTGCCGCGCCTCATGATGTGTGACCTTGGCGGCTTGCTGTGGGGCCACGCCACGTTTTTGCCAATGTCCCCGTATTTTGTCACACAACATCAAACGCAATTTGGTTGCGGGTGTCGGACTCGAACCGACGATCTTCTGGGTATGAACCAGACGGGATGCCACTTCCCCAACCCGACATAAAAAAACGCAATTAGTCACCCCAATAAATAGCACGTTTTAGCGGTTAGTCAACCCGCCAAACGATCCAGCCCATCGCGCAGGGCTAGGATGCTGTTCGGCCTGTCATCTGTCATTTTGAAACATTCGTCTTGCAGCATTGCTGTGCGCACGCGCCCGATCTTGTCGCGCATGGCGTAGTATCGCTTATATACTTCGGGATCCCCATCGCCACTGTCAAACCCGCCCGACGATACGGCAAGGCACGACTTGCTTTCCGCAATGCCGATTTCAGCCTTATAGTCCGCATAGACCTGCGAAAAGTCGCGGGCTGCCTGCTCTTGCTGTGGTGTGATGATGCCTTGAACCAGCAACCGCCCGATCATATCGCACGACCTGTCAACGTATGGCCCAACTGTGTCTTTGCTTGGTGATGCCCAGTTACCGCGCGCCATACGCTCGTTTGTTGGCGTTGCGGTATGGTTGTGACCCAATGATGCGACAATGCCCTGTGACGGCTTGCTTGCGGCCTGTGGCGTTGATTGCCCCCGCTTGTTGCGTAGTTGCTGCGCTTTTGTGGTCAAGTGCTGGCCTTACCTGATTTGGGGAGGTTTTGTCGCGGCCCGCCCAAACTGGGAGGAAAAGCGGGCCACTAGCAACAAAGAAAGGAACAATGACGATCCATGCACCTAATTTGCATCATTCCTGCGATAGTGTCAAGGCTTATCAATCTCCACCATTTTAACCGACGCACAATCAATCACACCGTCAATCGTGTTGTAGGTCATCTTGTGTGTGTCGCCTTTGTGTGCGATGAGACTCCAGAAAAACCCATGCTTGCCAAAGAGTTCATGCGTCACAACAACAGGGTCCGCAGGCTTTACGCGGTATTTTACGTGGTAATACCATCCTGTAAAAACAGACACGCCCCAATCAACTCCGTCAAAATCTTGAATGGATGCCCCATTATGCGCGGCCAACAGCAAAGCCCCTTGCGCCTCTGGCGTCATGTCACCCCAGATCAGGTATTTGTCATCTGCTTCCGTTGATCCTGCACGTGATACCAGTTCCCATGATGCGCTGTGGCCATTGTAGCCGCCTTTGATTACTGGCACCTGCTCAAAGGTTTCAAGGGTGTACTTTGTGTCAAACTTATATGGGTAATTACCGTCTCCAACTATACAGCGCACCGTATCGCCTACTTTGTACCCTAGTTTTGCGAATGTCTTATTCATTGTCATTGTCCTTTGCTTGCTTGCGTGCGTTTTGCTTCAACATGGCATATGACCTTGCACCGAACACGCACGTTGGATTTGCGGCGGACCAGATCGACACCGACGAAGGCGACACCCCGGCTGCGATTGCCGTTTCCTTCTTTGTCATACCCTTAGCCGCGCACTCGCGGTAAAACACGCCGATGTTTGGGTCGATCTGCGGCATCCTTTCGTCCGGCTCAATGCCAAGAGTGATGCAGTCTGTGCGGATCGTGCTTTTAGATGCGCCCAGAACCTTAACGATTTCTGTTGTGGTTGCACCTGCCGCGACCAGCTTGGCAACCGCACGGCGGCGTTCTTCCATTTTGCGCACGACATCGGCGGCAGTTCTCGCTTTTGGTTTTGCGTTAACCGCGACAGGCATTGTAGGGGCGCTTAGACGCACAACAGGCACCGCTTGCGCCCTAGCGTATGCCTTACGCGCCTCAAGGCTTGCTACGGTAGCCTCATGGCTTGTGTAATCAATTGGCGGTAGCGTGCTAAATGGAAAGATATTCTGCACTGTGCGGGTTAGGAAAGTTTGCATTTTAGAACCACCCCATCACAGCACCGATTGGTGCGATAAACACGCCAATAACGCGCAACATTACCTCGCCTGTGATTGGGTCAAAGTTTGATCCAATCAATGCAAAGAGGTTTTTAACCCATCCTGCTACCATGAGGCCCATTACAACTATTGAGACAAGTCCAATTACATTTTTCATTTTTTCAATTCCTTTTCTTCAATTGCTTTTTCTGCGGTTTCAGTCATTTCGTCAAACTTGCGACAATCTTCAAGCGGAATCCAGCCCCGCACCGCGATGTTGCCCGCCTTGACGTTTGCCCGTTCCTTGGCTTTGGCTGTCTGCTTCATTCCATGACCTCGCGGACGTGGATGCAAAGCGGGGCTTTAGTTTTGTAAACGTCCCCACTCAATTCACTGATCCAAAAATCGCGCGGCCCTTTGTGTTCTTTGATGACGCGGAAGGCAATCAATTGCATTGTGGGATGGTCCCATGCGCCGTAGCTAGCTGACATTCTAATAAAATTAGCGCCGCAGCTTACAATCTCAATAATACTTTCAGGATACACAGGACATTCCCCGCCGTTCCATCCGTGCCATTGTCCGTCGTTGTAGTTTGTCATTTTTTTCGTTCCTTTGTTTGTGTTTCTATAACCACCCTACGCTGTGCGCCAGATGCGGACCCCGCTGCCTTCCTTGCGTGCTGCGAACTTGATGTTGTTCTTGTGCCCCCAAACATATGCGCCTGTTGACGGCTTTGACTTAGCGCCCTTTGGCTCATTATCAAAAAACACGCTGTCACCAATTTCCATATCTCGCCATTGATATTTGTTGGGCCTGCCTGCGGCTGAAGGAGGCACAGGGATGTTTTTATCAATCTTCATTTGTTTTGTTCCTTTTTCGTTTAGCATTACCAAGGTCTAATCTATTAAACTAGCCATAGCAACCCCAAAACCCAATGTTAAGAAAGATTTGCAAATTCTAACTTTGGGATAACTTTTAAGCTCTTGAAAAATATAGGAAATACTTGATCTTGATATTCTAGAAGTTAAGAGAGAGAGAGAGAGAGAGGGGGGGGGGGTAGTGTATAGGTCATTTTTTATGGCTATTTATGGGTTATTAGGATTCTAACTCGTAACTTAGCAAGATCGAGTTTTTCCTATATATATCAAAGTCTTAAAGTTATTTTCAAAGTTAGAATGGAAAAATCTTTCTTAACATTGCAGCCCGTAAACAAAAAAAGCGAGGCAATAGCCCCGCTTTCTCGAATTTTGCAAGATAGTGTCTTATGGCCGACGCGGACCTAAATCATGCGCCAGACAAACACCTTTTCCTTTTTGTACGTTCGCCCGGTCGCCACTTTCTTGACCATTCCGCGCGCTTGCAGGTCCAGCATCATGGTTTCAATTGTCACCTTGTCCACCTTTGACCGGCTCGACAAGACGTTTGTTGACGCCCCCGTGTCCGCATCAATGTAGCCCATCAGCCGCGCCGCCAATGCCTCTTGCGGCTTGTCTTTTTGGTTGTCGTTTGCAAAAACCAGCGCGACTTTGAAATCCATTTCATCTTTGACATAAGCCAGCGCCCAGCGCACATGTTCAATCGTCCTGCGCCCGTCCGGAATTGCCAGAATAAAACTGACCTTGGCGATAAGTTCGTACCCGCGCCGGATCATTGCAACAGACGCCTCGCCCGTTTTCTCGCCCATGTGATCCGCATAGTCGATCAGCCATTCGTTGATGTTGACCAACGCAGCGGCGGCGTCGTCGTCCGTCTTGACCAAAAACCGTTTGCCCGCGTGTTCAACCCGCGCGCCCTCGTTACCGTATAGCACGCCCAAACGGCCTGCCATCATCATCGGCATTTCTTTGCGCTTGAACCCCTTGCGCGCGCGCGGGTTGATGTCTCGCTCGTTCACAATAATGGCGCGCCCGACAAAACCTTGGGTGGCGGTTTCGCCGTCCATAATGCCGTCGAATGTGCTGGGCGTTGTGAACCCGATCAGCGACAAAAACGGACGCTCAAGCCCGCTGTCAATCATGCTTAACATGCGTTCGGCCTCCCTGATCCTGTCCGTGTCGTCATTGTCCTGCGCCTTGGATAGCTGGCCCACATATATCTTGCGCAATTCCCGCTTTGTGTCACCGCTTAAAAGAAAGCGACTGTTTGCTTTTGAATAGGCGTTCATAATGATCGCAAATACGCCTTCGAGATAAGACGCCCCCCCGCGCTTTTGTGCGTTGCGAACCTTGCCAAGAAATATGCCAATTTCGTCGATGTTGTAAAACGCGGCTTGGTGTTCGATCAGATTTCGCGTGATTTCTTGTTCCGACTTAATGCCGCCTTGCAATGCGCCTTGAATACCAGCCGCGATGTGCAGTTCTGTAAAAGCCTGCATAACGGCTTCCTTCCCCGTGGATGACGCCGCGACACAAAAGGCCAGCATGTTTGCTGTGACCGCGTTTAATTCGTCCTCATGTGACATGCCGCCGATGTTAGCGATTGCGCATAGACCAGACGCAACGGCCAAGCGCCTGCGCGGATAGCGGCACTGACTGTCAATCCAGTCCACCACCTGCCCGACAAAGCCCGGCGGCGTTAGCAGATCCACCGCCGACACGTCCAGCGGCATGTTTAGCCCGTCGTCGACCTCCACGTGTTCGGGCGGGCTGCGAAATTCGTCCTGCACAAGCCCGAAATCTTGATCCGTTTTCAGCGTTATTGCGTCATATTCTGCGATTGCCGCGACCCGCTTTTCTGCGTCGCTGTCATATTTCCTTTCGTCAAACTCTTTTTCACCCTTTGGCGCATAGTCCGCCATGTTCCATATGTTGCTGTCTGTCATGTGTTTTCCTCTGCGGCAAGTATTGCGCGGCCTATTAGTTCGGGGATTTGCGGCACAACGGCGTTGCCGGCTGCTTTAATTCTTAATCTGTCCAGCGCAACGGGAAGCCCATCGCCAGTTCGTAAAGGAAGCGAACCTGATACCATGGGACGGCCACGTTCAACGCTTCCGTAGCAAGAGAAGGGGTATGCCTCGACCTCGCAGCCAAAAAAGCTGTCGTGCGTGACAAGTCTTTCCCGTCCCTCGCGTTGGGGGTAGGCAACAACCCAGACCCTTTCGCGACGGTGGGGAGCGCCCACGGCTGCTGCTGGTATGTTTTCCCATTCCGCATCATACCCGCACTCGGCCAAGTCTCCGAGAATTCGGCCAAACCATCCCCCTCTTTGTTCACTTGGGCCACTAAGCAACGCTGCGACGTTCTCCACGATGACGTATCGGGGTGATAAATCGCCAATAAGTCGGACGATTTCGGACCATAATCCGCTGCGGGTTCCTTCTTTGATGCCAGCTTGCTTTCCAGCGCAGCTAATGTCTTGGCACGGGAAACCGCCTGTGATGACATCAACGGAAATTCCATCTCGCTTAAGAATGTCGCCTGTGAGTTTGGTAACGTCTTCATACTGCGGCACCTCCGGCCAATGCTTCGCCAATACTTTACGCGGGAACGGTTCAATCTCGCAGAAAGCAACCGTTTCAAACCCACCCGTGCGTTCAAGGCCAAGGCTAAACCCGCCGATGCCGCTGAATAGGTCTAAAACCTTTAGCTTTTCTGTCATACCTGCGCACCTGCCCAATTTATAAAGGCGGCTTTGTCGTCGTCACTTAGACGCCGAAAACATTCCGCCATTGTGATTTTTGTTTGCTTTGTTGTCATTTCAGTTTCTTTCAATTTCAGCGCAGACGCAAGAAAGTATGCGGCCAGTTCGTCCGGGCTTGCAAGATCCGCCCAAAACATTGCGTCACGCCGGACCTGTTCAGGAAACATAGATACGTCTGGAAAGCTGGCCCCATGATGTTGCAACCATTCCGAAACCGTCAACACGGCTGTTTTTTTGTCTATCGTTGCGCAATCACTTAGGCCAAGCCATAGCAATTCCGCGCGCCTTTCTTTTGTTATTGTCATCCACGCACCCCCAACAAATAATCGGACAAGGCTGATATAGTGGCGTAGCGCGGGCTGGCCTGCTTGCCGTCGCGGATGTCTGCAATTGTTTTAACCGACAAGCCTGTGGCTGCCGCAACCTTTACAAGCACACGATCTTGTAGCTTCGCTTTTATTTCGTCTAGATATAGCATATTGCACCTTTGTTTGTTGTATTCCTTAAATTAGGTATTGCACATCGCCAGCATAAAGTGCAATACCTGATTTGCGGGATAAAAGTGCGAACCCGCCGCACGGGCCAATGCGCCAAACAAAGGAAAAACAAAGTGAGTATCTTAGATCAGGCAACAGTGCCGACATCGGGACCGCAAGTCATATCAATCTGCGGTGATGCGGGTACGGGCAAAAGCAGCCTTGCAGCATCATTTCCCAAGCCCATCTTTATTCGCGCAGAGGATGGTGTGGCGCGTATCCCCGCATCATTTCGCCCAAGCGCGTTGCCGCTGATTGAAAATTCCGATCAGCTTTGGGAACAGATCATCGCACTTTTGCGCGATGAACACGATTACAAAACAGTAGTTTTCGACACCGTGTCTGCGCTTGATCGTATCTTTGTGCAAGACGTGCTGAAAAGCGATCCAAAGGCAAAGGCGCTTAATTCGTGCCTTGGTGGTTACGGTGCTGGCTTTAACGCGCTGTCATCAATGCACCAGCGGGTGCGCAAAGCCGCAGAACACCTTCGCCAAAAACGCGGAATGAATGTTGTCTTTATTGCCCACGCAGAAATCGGCAACGTGTCACCGCCCGATGGTGAGGATTATTCGCGCTATTCTTTGCGGATGACGCATCATAAATCGCTGCCACCATATATTGACGACGTGGACGCCGTTGGGTTCTTACGTCAACAGATGGTCGTCAAAGGCGATGAAGGTGAACGCAAGCGGGCAATCAGCATGGACGGGCGCGAATTGGTTTGCCACCTGACAGCTAACAACGTGTCAAAGAACGCATATGGCATTACGCAGCCCGTGCCTGTCAAGTTGGGCGTCAACCCGCTTGCCGCGTTTATCCCGACAGGCGAACCGCAGACCGGATTTGCCGCGCCAGATCAAGACACAGCCGAAACCACAACCGAAACAGAAACAGAAAACAAGGAAACAACACAATGAGCTTTTGGGATTTATCAGACGGAAAAACCGCAGCCGATACGGAAAAAGATTTTGATGTAGGCGGATCAATGGCGCCAATTCCGAACAATTCGGACGTGTTGGCAATTATCGACGAAGTCAAGTGGACCAACAAAAACAGGGACGACAAAAACAGCCCAGCATATATCGAATTGCGCTGGTCTGTCATGGCGCCCGAAGCTGTCAAGGGCCGCAAGGTTTTCCACAAAATTTGGGCGACTGACTTTGACCCAGACGTACTTAGCAAAAAAGGCGAAGGCAAGGCATTTGAAAAGCGCGACAAAGCGCGGCGGATGCTGGCGGCTATTGATGCAAACGCTGGCGGCAACCTTACCCGCAACGGCGAACAGCCAACCAACGAAACATTGACGCTGCACCTTTCTAACAAACCGATGGTGATTAAGTTGATGGTCTGGTCGAACCGTGGCAGCGATGGAACGGACATGGCGGGCAATTGGGTTGGGGCGGTTTCGCCGTCTGACAAGCCGTTGCAGATCAGCAACGAGCCTTTGCCTAAGACAAGCCAAGCACCTGCAAGCGGCGGCGGTGGCGGCACATATGGCGGCGGGTCGTCTGCTGATTCTGACGAAATACCGTTTTAGGTTTAACGCAACAAAACCAGCGGCGCACAATCAACGCGCCGTTGGTCAACAGCAACAAAGGAAAACACAATGACACGCGAAGAAATGGACACGATCTTGAACGCAGCTTTTGCAAAAGTATTTGGGGACAAGTGGTGATGGAACAAAGAACACCTGAATGGTTTGCGGCGCGGGCGGGGCGGATAACGGCAAGCGGTGCGGGTGCATTGCTTGGCCTGTCACCGCACACAAGCGAGGCGGACGGGTTTCGCAGCCTTGTGCGGTCAATGCACGGGATGCCGTCGGAATTTGTGGGCAACGTCGCAACGGAATACGGCACATTTCACGAAGCCGGTGCGCTTGTGGAATACTGCATGGAAACGGGGTATGATGTTAATGATCTAGCCTTTGCACCATATGCGGATTGGCTAGGCGCGTCGCCCGACGGGTTGATTGGCAAATATGGGATGCTTGAGATAAAATGCCCATTTGGCAAGCGCAACGAAAACCCGCCAATTTTTAAGTCAATTAAAGATCAACCGCATTACTACGCGCAGATGCAAATCCAGATGTTTTGCTGCACGGGTCGCGATTGGTGCGACTTCTTTCAGTGGTCGCCAAACGGAACTATGGTTGAAAGAGTGTGGGAGGATGACGAATGGCTTGATAAAAACATACCAATCCTGCGCGAAATATGGGAACGCGCCAAAGCCGCCGATCCTGCCGACTTTGTGGGGCCAAAGCGTCAAGAATACGACACGCCCGAAGCTGCCAAGCTGGTCACGGAATATGACGAACTGTCCGAAGCGATTGACAACGCCAGCGCGCGCAAAAAAGACATTGTGGCCCGCATGGTTGAAATGTCCGGCAAGCGCGACGCGGTTATAGGCGGGCGCAATCTTACCCTTGTGAAGCGCAAGGGGTCTGTGTCGTATGCAAAAGCTATTGGCGTGTTGTTGCCAGATGCGGACCTTGAGCAATGGCGCGGCAAGGCAAGCGAGGGGTGGCAGCTAAAGTGACGCCGGAACAGGAGGACCGCGCAAACGATGCTGCGAATAAGATCATCGCGGAATTGATTGCGGCACAAACAGCGGATGAATGTGAAGCGGTGGCAGCACGACACGCCGCCGTTTTTGCCCGCTTGCAAGCGGTCCACCCTGTCCGGGCTTTGCACATTATTAACCTAGCGGGCTTGCGCAAGCGTGATTTTACGCGGGCCGCGCGGGACGCAACACAGCAACAAAGAAAACAGCAAGAGGATTTATTTCGATGACCCTGCGGACATACCAACAGGATGCGCACGATGCGGCGTGGCTGCATATGCGGACCAGCGTTGACCCTTGCTTGATCGAGGCGGCAACGGGCGCGGGCAAAAGCCATGTCATCGCGGCGCTTGCGCAAACAATTCACGGTGCAACAGGCAAAAAGGTGCTGTGCCTCGCGCCCTCCGCCGAACTGGTTACGCAAAACCGCCAGAAATACACAGCCAGCGGTCACAAGGCCAGCATGTTCAGCGCAAGCGCGGGCGCAAAAGACCTGCGACACAACGTGGTTTTCGGTTCGCCGTTGACCGTAAAAAACAGGATTAGCCGATTTCAGTCAGGCTATGCGGCGGTTGTTATTGACGAAGCGCACGGCCTGACACCCACCATTAAAGGCATCATTGACGCGATGCGCGACGGCAACCCGATGTTGCGCGTGATTGGCCTGACAGCGACGCCATACCGCCTTGGAAGCGGTTACATCTTTCGCCAGTGGCCGGACGGAAAGGTCAACAGCGACGAAACAACCCGCGACCCATACTTTCCAATTCTAGTTGACCGGATCACAGCGCCTGAACTGATTGACCTTGGTTTTCTAACAAGGCCCGTGCTGGGTTCCGCAGGCACAGAAGGCTATGACACGGCCAGCCTGACAGCCAATGGTCAAGGCAAGTTCGACAGCCAAGCCGTTGATCGCGCATATCACGGACACGGACGCAAGACGGCTGCAATTGTTGCGGATGTTGTTGCGCAGTCTGCCAACCGCAACGGTGTGATGTTTTTCGCCGCAACGGTCCAACACGCAAACGAGGTCATAGCGTCGCTGCCGCCGGGCTTGTCTGCGCTTGTGACGGGTGAAACGCCAGCAAGTGAACGCAAGCGGATTTTGTCAGCGTTCAAATCGCGCACAACAAAGTATCTTGTCAACGTGTCTGTGTTGACCGTCGGGTTCGACGCCCCGCACGTTGATGTTATTGCAATCTTGCGCAAGACGGAAAGCGTCGGGCTGTTGCAACAGATCATCGGTCGCGGGCTGCGCTTGGACACAAACAAGCCGAATTGCTTGGTTTTGGATTACACGACAAACATTGAGGATCATTGCCCCGACGGTGATTTGTTTGCGCCAGAAATTAAGGCGGGAAAAGAGGCGGGCGAGGGCAAGGCACCAGCGGTTTGCCCAACGTGCAGCTATGAAAACAGGTTTTCGACCAACATTAAATATGTGGACTATGACAAAGACGTTGCCGGCTACTGTCTTGATCTGGACGGCAATCGGGTTATGACGGACTACGGCCCGCTGTCCGGTCATCATGGCCGCCGGTGCTTGAACCAAGAAAAGACGGGGCCGCTTGGCACGTATGAACGATGTGAGTACCGATGGACAAGCAAGGAATGTGTGCATTGCGGCACTGCAAACGATATAGCGGCGCGTTATTGCTGCGAGTGCAAAGCCGAAATTGTTGATCCTAACGAGAAATTGCAGATGGATTTCAAGCGGACTAAGCGCACCCCGACTGAAATGCAAACAGATGAAATTGTGTCGATGGTTTCGCGCGAGGGCATTTCGCAAAAAGGCAACAAGACAGTGCGGGCGGATTTTGTCACGCCGTGGCGGTCGTTTTCAATCTGGTTCAGCCCCGATAGTCATTACACAAAACAGCAAGGCCAGTGGATTGCGTTCCAGAAAGCAACGCAAGGCGGCGACCCTAAGACGATCACTTACCGCAAAGACACGGCCAGCGGATTTTACAACGTCTATGGTTACGACAGGCCGCACGATGTCGAGCCGGATCATGTCGAGGTGATAGAATGAAACTAAATGACCTGTCCTTCCGTGTATATGGTGACACCGATTTTCGCAGTAAATGCGCAACGGAAAGCGTTGAACAGGTGACGTTCTTCAATCGCTTGCGCACGCAATATCCCGATAGTTGGGGGCTGCTTGCTGTTCACCCGCGCAACGAACAGCAACTACGCGGGGGGCAGTTTGGCGGCATGTCAAAACAGAAAGCCGAAGGCATGGCCCCCGGCGCGTCTGACATTATTTTGCCCGGACGTGTGACGTTTGTTTGTGAATTAAAGCGCCGTGACAGCACCAAAAGCACGTGGCAGCCGGGACAGGTCGCATATCTAACAGCAGCGCATCAGGCGGGCGCGTTTGCCTGTGTGGCGCTGGGCTGCGATGCTGCGTGGCAAGCGTTCAACGATTGGCTTGCCGCGCAGGGTTAGGCAGCCGACTTAGGTGCAAAGCTGGCCGCGCCGCACGCTCGACAGTAATGGCCGCCAAAGATTGACGGTTCCCATTCATGGCCCTGCGCATTGCAACGCGCTTCAAATCCCGCGATTAACTTTTGGATGCGGTCTTTTGTTTCGTCCGGTGTTTCAAGTTTTGTCATTGTCATATTCTCCCCTTACAAAATAAAATAGGATGTTGGCAATTCGCCAAAG